TTATTCTTTTAGCCTCTTTTCGATAAAACTTCGCAAGACTGGAATTTGGCTATGTTCCGGCTCTCGGCTTGCGTACAACAACGTTACGTTACCTGTTTTCAGTTTGTTTTTTATCTCTTTGATAAACTCGGTCATCTCGTCGTTGTCGTGCAGTTCTTTTTCGTACGATTCGGCAAAGGTCTTATAATCCGTCTCGTTCTTATGAAAGGCACTGCGTAACGCAGCCGACGGGGCAACATCCCGAGCCCAATCGCCAAGTTGTGCATCTGCTTTGCTTATTCCCCGAGGCCAGAGACGATCGACAAGAATCCTGAAACCGTCTTCTTCCTCTGCCGTATCATAAATCCGTTTCCAACGTAATTCTCCCATAAAAATCTATATTATCATTTTCCCCAGTGTAATGAATGGGCAGACAAAATTACAAAAATATTTTTATAGCCGACGTTGCTCGGTGTATAGGTATAAGTATTGGATATAAAAAAGTGTATGTTACGTGGAGTTTGTGAAAGTCACTTTTCTTCAAATCTCCTTTTTCTCTTTTTTATAACTTCGCCTATTGAATATACACAGAGACACATCGCCGAACGATATGTCTCTAAGGGGGTAAAAACGACAAGTACAAAACGCATATAAATAAATATCTAAATAATAGCTACTTATAAAAAACCACACAAAAACGAAAAGTACAATAGGTTTAATTTCGCTTTAATTTTGCTTGAAGTTTTGGAGCGAAAATGAGCGATAACTTTAACTATGCTTGAAGGACGCGTTACAAAGGCTTTAATACCGCCTAAAAAACACCGCCAATAGCCCTAAAATAGAGCAAAACGGATTCTTATATACCATACGCCAAACACAATTAAAACGCCGCCCAAAAGCCCCAAAAACGGGGGGCTTTTTTTGTGTGATTTGGGTGGCGATAAAAAAGCAAAAAACGACTCTTCACTGTACCCTTACTGTACCAATACTGCAATAATTTACATTTTTTTGCAATTAAAACAGCCGTTTCGGAGGTCTTAATGCTCCAAAAAGTAGTAAAAAGTGCGATTTTTGGGGTCTTTTTCGGAGTTAATGAAAAAGACTGCTCTAACCCCGATTAATACTGTAAAAACGAGCTGAACAGTGCTCTTTTACGACATATCCGAGTACGAGAGCCAAGCGTCTGATTGCCGATTTGGGTATGTCTATCGGTTGGTGGATAAGTGTGCCGTCTTGATACTTTTCTTCGTTGGTACTATATGCAATTACATACTTAGGGTCTTTCGATCGTTGCAGACGTTTGGTAATACGGTATTCGTCAGTTTCAATTACGTAGTTTTTACCCCATATAATTAATTGTTTATCGTTTATCTCCTTAAGTGCAAGGATACACCCGGAAGGATACTCTATCATACTATCTCCATAGTGGTGCATTGCTGCGGTGGCATCTATGAACCAGTCTCCTGCGTCGATCCATTCGGTAGGAGCCGTTACGGGATCATTGGGGGCTATCATAGAGGTGCCGCCTACACTATATGTATCATATAGAGGTATCTTTTTGCGATTGACATTTCCAAGAGGGGCATCTTGTGTGTGTGTAGGCTCCTCTAAGATTTTACGTAATAATGCGTGTTTTGATGCTGGTATAACTCCTCCATGCTCCCAATTTTGTACAGTTCGAGTGTGAACCCCAAGCATTTTTGATAATTCTTCCTGTGAAACTCCTATTTTTTTACGTAAATCTCTAATCTTTATATTACTCATAATCAATACGTTGTAAAATATTTTACAATCTAACACGAAATAATGCGTAAAATATTTGGCGGAATACGCAATATTGTGTATCTTTGCAGTCGAAATACAAATGTATAATTCGCAACAAAGATAGTAAAAATATGACAACCGACAAATGTATAAAAAAAACGCCCAGACACGGCTTTATCAACGATATAGCGAGAGCGTGCGGATGTAGCAGGCATACTGTTAGAACCGCTATATACGACAATGCTGCCGGCGAGAAAGCCGATAAGGTACGTAAGTATTATAAAGCGAGATATAAAGAGATAGTCATAAGGTAAAATGGGGTAACGGATATTTGTTTATTTGGAAAAAATTTTTATGGAATGGCGAAGTTTCGAATAACAACCTAAATGTTTGAAAATCAGAGAAAACACAAATTCTTTTTTTGAGTTATTTTATCGCAATATATTTACTTACAGCAGTTTAATCGGATAGGCATAAAAAAAAGGCACATAACCACAAAAAAAACACCAAGATTATGTATCAAGTAGAAGGAAATGTAGTAAGAGTCAGTCGTAGGGCTTGGGAACAAGCAGGACTTACAAATACACAATTATGGAACGATAGCAGGAGCGGTAAGCTACGTATATGTGGTAGGGGCGAGGACTCTGCAATAGAGTTTGATACGGACAAAATAAAATATGACCGCCTTAAAAAACTCGGACTAAAAATAAGCGACGACTCAAAAGTATCACAAGAGAAAATATTTGTGGAGATTGATCCTGATGTACGGGATTTCTTTGATACTTACCGTAAGCCCAATGGACAACCCTTGAGTCTGGAAGATGTACTGGAACATACCAGCTGTGCTTCTATATTAAAAAGCCTCAAAGAACAAAAAGATAACGTCGAGAGCAACCGCAAGGGATTCGGCGTACGTAAGGTGCCGAAGGGCGAGATGTGGCAACAGATGTTCGAACTCTATACTAAAGCTGCTATGGAGTACAATTGTCGGCAATTCGGCAATATAAGATACTTTGAAAGAGTGTTTAAAAGGTATTGCAATGAGGGAGCAAAGTCGTTGCTGAGCGGCAAAATAGGCAACGACAGCACACGTATCGTCAGCCGAAAAATGGCAAACCTGTTTTTAGCCTTGTACCGAATGCAGGATAAGCCATTTGTGGAGCAAGTTCATTCCGATTATATCAATTTTGTAAATGGAAGCCACGAGATATACGATGTAGAAACAGGGGAGGTCTTTGCCCCGGAAGATTTTCGTAATAAAGCCGGCAGACCTCTGGAGGTATCGAAAGCAACTATATGGAACTATTTGAAAGATGTGGTGAACCTCACCGCAATATACGAAGACCGCAACGGCAACTTCGATTACACCGACAAGATGCGTCCTAAACACAACAGAAAGCCCGGACAATTTTCTATGTCTAAGATAACGATAGACGACGTGGCGTTGAGCCGTAAGAGCGTGCGTGGCTGGGTCTATAAATATCAGGCAACGGATGTGGTAAGCGGATATATATTCAGACCTGCATATATTGTAGGTAAACCCACGATAGAGACTGTAGAGGAGTGCTTACGAAATATGTTCTGTGAAGCCCTCGAACTCGGACTGCCCGTCGGTGGACAGCTCGATGCCGAACACCACCTGATACAGGACATGGAGTGGTTGAGTGAGGTGTTCCCATTCATTTATTTCAACCCCTCGGCGTGGAGCAAACGTGCCGAACACACAAACCGTCAGCTTAAATATGGTGTATCAAAAAAGAACGGGCACTCACGCGGACGATGGTACTCTAAACACGAGGCTTTTAGGTGTGTACGTAACAAGGTCAAAGGCGATTATGTGGAGCCTGAGTATCAACCACAGACAATAGTATCGGACGACCTTTCAGATATTGACGAATACAATAACCAGCTACACCCACGCCAAAAGACCTATCCAGGAATGACAAGGAGAGATGTACTGCTTCAATTTATGAATCCTAATATAGTTAGTGCAGAGCGTTGGAGGTTGTACCGATACATTGGTAATATGGAAAGCTGCACCATCTACAACAACGACTACGTTAAGGTTGCCAATGGAGAGTTTGAACTCATCGACTTCGAGGCTCTCAAGCAGCTAAAACCAAATAACTATAAAGTAGAAGCCTATTGGTTGCCCGAAGAGGACGGTAGCGTAAAGAGAGTGTACCTGTACCAGGGCGACAACTACATAGGCGAGGCTGTGAACCGTGAGCAATACCGCTACAACGAGAATACCATAGAGCAGACCGACGAAGACAGAGAGAATATGCTGCATCAGCAAAAAAGAGCGGCAAGGTTCGATAAGATGATACGCGACCGCAAGGCAGAGATAGGTAGAGTAGGCAAAATAAAAACCACGACAAGCACATACATAGCCAATATAGAGACAGACATCGTAGAGAGCGAACAACCAAAAGGATATGAGGTAACGGCTGAAATGGATAATAGTATCGACTATGCAAGAATGGCAATGGAAAGCCTATAACATAAGAATTTTAATAATCACAAATAAAACACCAAAAGAAATGATTACCAAAGAGATTAAACAAAAGATTTTAGCCGCGTTGGAGGTTAGCAGAGGTAACTTTACCGGCTCTGATAGTAAGTTCGCTGTAAGTTTGGGCATAAGTGCAAGCCAGTACAGCCGGACAAAAAACGGTGAACTCGACCGTGTCATCAGTGATGCACAATGGATAAGCATTGCTCGCAAGATAGGCGTAAACCTCAACGAAACAGCCGATTGGAAGACTGCAAATACACCTGTGTTCCAATTTGTGACGGCACAGCTTAAAGCATGCCAAGATGATAGCCTATCTGCATTACTATGCGATATGGCAGATATAGGCAAAACATACTCTGCAAAGCACTACGCAGCCAACAACAAAGGAGTTGTGTACGTCGATTGCTCGCAGGTAAAGACGAAACAGAGACTAATAAGACACATAGCCAAATCATTCGGGGTAGGTAGCACCGGACGTTATTCAGACGTTTACGAAGATTTGGTGTTTTATCTTAAAACGCTACCTACCCCTTTGATTATACTCGACGAGGCAGGTGACCTCGATTATACAGCTTTCCTCGAACTGAAAGCACTCTGGAACGCAGTGGAAAATGCCTGTGGGTTCTATATGATGGGAGCCGACGGATTGGAGGCAAAGATAAATAGGTCAATATCGGTAAAAAAGGTAGGTTACACTGAGATGTTCAGCCGCTTCGGTAAGCGTTATGGTAAGGTAGTGCCGGCGGGTAAGGAAGAGAAAGAAAAGATACTTCAGGCGAGTGCTGCTATGATAATAAAAGCCAACGCTGAAGCTCGTGGCGTAAGCGTCGATGTGAATAAGGTACTCCGCAAGACTATGGGCGAGGATAACGTGCCGTCTCTCAGACGAATTTACAAAGAGTTGACGAAGATTTAAGAGTTATGCGTGATAGCGAATTGTTAGATAATGGCGTAAGAAGAGCGTACTCTGCGGACAGCGTGATCTCGATGGAGAGAGAACTATGCGAGTTTGACGGGAAATGGCTCGAGGCTGTGGGCAAGCCCGAGCTAAAAGGGACGTGGTGCATAGGAGGACTGCCTAAGAATGGCAAAACGAGTTTTACGATGCAGTTGGCTAAATATCTCACAAAATGGCATTTGGTAGCATACGACTCTATTGAAGAGGGCATAAGTGCATCGTTTGCCGAGACATTGAGGCGTTGCCGAATGGACGAGGTGAAGGCGAGCCGCTTCATAGTACTCAACAACGAGGATATCAAAGATATAGAATGCCGCCTCTCGAAGAGGAAAAGCCCCAAAATAGTCATAATAGACTCGATACAGTTTTTGGGGCTGAATACCGAGACATACCTGCGGTGGAAAAAGCGTTTCCCAGAGAAGTTGTTTATCTATATCACACACCTGCAGGGACAATACCCAGAGGGTAAAACAGCCCTAAAAATATGGCGAGATAGCGATGTAGTCATCAAAGTGGAAGGCTTCCGTGCATACCCGACCAGTAGGTACGGCGGAGGCAAAGCAATAACGGTCAGCGAAGAGAAAGCGGCTATGTTTGAGATGCAATTATAGAAACAAATAAACATACAAAACGATATGACAACCAAAACAACAAAAATTTTTGACCACGCGAGGCTGCACAAGCAGCTAATAAAGAAGTTCCACGTGTTGCTCGGACAGCAAGGTCTCGGGCAGGAGGCGAAAGAGGGAATCCTTGCCGGCTATGGAGTGGAGCATACGAACGAACTTACTCTACAGCAGCTACAACAGGTGTGTAGCTCGCTTGAAGGTAATAGGCGGAACGCTAAAACGGAAGATAAGCGTGCCGATATGGACAAGTGGCGTAAGAGAGCGATAGCGGCAGCTTTCGGACTTGCAAGCGAACTTGGCTACGCTATCACGATGGACGGAGCGAAAGCGATGATACTGCGTGCCACAGGCAACGAATATATTTCCTTTAACAAGATACCGCAGACTCGTTTGCAGGCTATATACTACGGCTTCCGACGTAATGTGAAGGATATGAACTCAACTGTCCGTCTTGCCGAAGAGTTGCTGATAGAAATAAATAGAAAAAATACTCATAATTAATAACGACGGCGAGTAGTGCCGTGGCAGCGGCACGAAAGCCTTTTTAATCAACAGAAAATAAACATGTATAGATTAGTGTATTTATCAGGACAAATTACAGGTTTGCATCCGGAGGAGGCAGCAAAGCGTTTTGCGGCTGCAGAAGATGAGTTTGATTGGGACGCATGTACTGTCATAAATCCGATGCGTCTGGTAACGATGCTCGAACGACAGGCGGGCAGACGTTTGTCGGAAGCAGAGATATTGATAAAAGAACTTGAAATCGTTGCTATATGCGACGAGATTGCGATGCTACCCGGCTGGGAGAAATCGGAGGGTGCGACAGCAGAACACGCCATCGCCAGGAAGGCAGGAGTAAAGGTAACGTATTTATAACATATAATATGCAAACGCTGTTTGATATAAGGGAATTCGAAGGCACACCCTCACCGCTAACACCTAAACACAGGTGGATAGAAATCAATGGTTATACGTGTCGCCAATGCAAACACAGGCAAAGGTGGGAGTGTGAGGGTAGCATTATACAATACTGTGGCGTGCGGCGGAGCAATAGAACGTTCAATAATCTATTGAAAATAAAGGTAACAAATAAAGCGTGTTATATGTTTGAATTAGAAAATTAAAAAAATAGGAGAAATGGTCTTATGCAGAAAAGAATGTTTAGAGACAGGTATGGACTGACGGACTTGGTATTGTCAGGACAGAAGACACAGACAAGAGACGTGATTAAAATACAGGATGAGCGTCTTGACTATTTGAGAGGTTGGAATTTGGACGGGGGCTTTGCCGAGTTCGGCAGGGACGGAGAAGAGCCTTTGAGGTTGTATCCGAAGTATTACGTCGGCGAAGTGGTTGCAGTAGCCCAAAGTTACCAAAAAGCATATCCTAATGCGGACTTTGAGATGGTGAAAAAATGGACATTTATGACAGAATCGGCAGGATGGAAAAACAAAATGTTTGTGAGACCAGACTTAATGCCCCACGCCATCAAGATTACCAAGATACGATTTGAAAGGTTGCAGGATATAAGCGATGAGGATTGCTTGGCGGAGGGGGTTGAAAAAGACCTCGCCGAGGGGTTAGCATTATATTGGTTTCCAGTACACATCGAGGGAATTAGTTGGGAAGAATGGAAAGCCCGTTCGTATGAATTATCAAGGCACGAATATGAGGGGAAACCCGGAGAATATTTTTGGGGAACTCCACAAGAAGCCTATGCCGCTTTGATAGACAAGATTTACGGCTACGGTACTTGGGCGAGCAATCCTTACGTGTGGGTGTATGATTTTGAGTTGGTTAAATGATAAATAAAGGAGAAAAACAGATGAAAATGTACTTTGTGGATAAAATTGGTATTAATAGAGCAGCTTTATATAAACACAAATTACTTAATGACTTATTGTTATCATTTGACAATAAGATTATTGTAGGCAATCTGATTGATTTTGCCAAGTATTTGCAGAGAAAAATTACTGGCATTGAAAAAACAGAGAATATTTTACCTGAAAATAGTTTTTGGGTTAATGAAGCTGCGACAGAAATGTATCATATAGAAATACGACAACGTAAAGACGATATTGTAGTTGCATATATGGAGTGCCGACAAGTGAAAGATGTATTTGATATAGTGAAAGAACAGGAGTACGAAGATTATCTGAAATCAAAGTACAAACTAAAATAAAAAGTAAAATAATATGAAACAAACAATTGAAATTGAGATTGAAGTGCCTGACGGGTACAAGGCGGTGTATAATAAGGATACACGAAAGATTGAAGTGGTGTGTACAACATTACCTAAGTCATGGGGAGAGTTCTGTGATAACTATCCTATTGAAAACTATGAGTGTCTTATCTCAGAACACTCAATTATAAAAGATTTTTATCCAAGTGATGTGGCAATACCCCAAATAGAAAGAAATGAGAGAAAGGTAAATGAAAATAAAAACCTCTTACCTAACAAAGAGACAGCCGAAGCATTCATAGCTCTTATGCAACTCATACAGCTGAGAGATTGCTATCGGCAAGGGTGGAAGCCTGATTGGGAAGATGGAACTGAAAAATATGCTATCGTGCTGTATGATAACGTTTTATCCTATGAAGTATATCAAAGAGTCTCAAGAGTGTTAGCTTTTCAATCGGTAGAAGTAAGAAACGAGTTTTTAAAGAATTTCCGTGATTTAATTGAACGAGCAAAGGAGTTGGTATGAATATGGAAAAAGAAGTAAAAGTAAAGAAACATCGTGAGATGATAGTCGTTGTGTCGGGGTTAATTGATGAAAAAGACGAGACGCAAATTCATATAGAGACAAACGTTTTTGCCGATAAACCATATTCCTATTTGGCGGATAGTATTGCAGGCGTTATGATAGGAATAGGCGAAAATATCCGTAAGAATGTAAAAGAGGAGGAGGTAAAAAAAAATGAGACAGATAAAGTTTAGAGGATGGAATGAGAAGAATAAAAGTATAACATAAAAGGAGAAATAAGCAATATGGAAGAAATCAGACTGACAGCGAGCGAAGCGGAGGAGTTTCGCCAATTTAAAGAGGCAAAAGAAAGAGAACGCCTCAAAAAAGAGAACAGAGAAGCATACAAGCAGCTTGTGGACGAAGCGGTGAGGGAGGTGTTCCCAACACTGCAGGAGGTTAGTAGCAACTTGGCAAAGAGCAAACAGGCAGTATACGAACGATTTGCCGACGCATTGAAACTGAAAGAGGATATATTCAACACGAAAGCCGACCAACGTAGCAATACGTTTAGTTCTGCCGACGGACTGTATCGTATCACACTCGGCAACCACCAGACCGACGACTACGACGATACGGTCAATGAAGGTATAGCAAAGGTAAAAGAGGTGATATCGTCGTTTGCTAATGACGACAACAGCCGGCTATTGGTGGAAGCGGTAATGAAACTTCTGAGCCGCGACGCAAAAGGCAACCTCAAGGCGAGCCGTGTTATGCAACTCCGCAAACTCGCCGCCGAAAGCGGCAACGCTGAGCTGATAGACGGCGTAGAAATCATCGAAAAGGCATACCGTCCACAAATCAGCAAAACGTTTGTTCGAGCCGAGTACAAAGACGAATACGGCAAATGGGTCAGCGTGCCTTTAGGTATGACCGAAGCATGAAATCTTCATAAAACAAAGGAGTTACAATGAAAAAGGACAAGAGAATATTTAACGGAGTGGAGGTGCTTACGAAGGCACAAGCCAAATTTGAGACACAAATAGTGCAAAAAGCACTTATGATTATGTATCCCAGTGGGGTTCTTATAGACAAGAATAAAGTAACATCGGAATCTACTGGCAAAATAGGTTCTTCAGGTAGAGTGCTTGTTGTAAGGTACGACGGTAAGACGTTGTTTAAAAGAAGACAAATAAACGAGACAAGTTATAGATATGAGTCTCCCGCCTTTGGCGATGTTTTGGATTAGATTGTTGTGAATTGCTTTCAAAAATTTGTGTGTTTTTAGCGGAGGAGGGGCAGGAGAAGCCTGTCTCTCCTTTTTGAAAAAAGAGAAAAGAAATGGCTTATAATAGAGAAAACCTACTAAGGAAAATCATCGAGATTCAGGACATCGTACTGGAACACAAAGGCAGGGGTGTTACTCAGATATGGGTGTATGAGAATATTATTAAGGATAGGTATCATATATCTGTAGCCACGTTTAACAATTTTCTGGCGACACCGGCTAAGGCGGAGTTAAAGCAATTGCTTGACAAGCGTAAAGCCGACGAGAGGCAGAACCCAAAACTATTTTGACCGCTATGACTCTTACAATGTCGATGCACATAATATTCCCTGCCATAAGAGGCAGGCAGGAACTACACCTTTATCGGGGCTCGGAGGTAACGATAGAGAAGTCGTGGAAAGAGTTTACCGGCAGAGCCGAGATAGTATTGCCTCGTAGGGTAAAAGTATTCGGAGAAATGAGCTACTCGGATATATTCCGGGCGGGCGATCCCGTAGAGATACGTCTCGGCTACGGTACGGAAGAGCCTGTTACCGAGTTTGTAGGATACATAGCGGACATTTCTGAAGGTGTCCCCGTACAGCTAAGGTGCGAAGATGAGATGTACAATCTTCGTCGGGGATCGGTAAGTGTCGTGTCTTCATCCATTACACTACGAAAACTACTCGAGAAAGCAGCAGCCGGATATGAGATAGAGTGCCCTGATGTACAGCTGGGGGCAGTACGATTTGCAGGTGTCGCTCCGATACACATACTCGACACCGTCAAAAAACAGACGGGACTATACAGCTATTTTGACGGTAAAAAGCTGTTGTGCGGCATCGTGTATGGCGACCAGTCCGGAGTGCCTGTCGTCGATATCAATGTAGAAAAAAACGCGGTGACGGAGAATTTGAACCGCAAAAACAGCACAGAAGAGGTAGAGATAAGGGCTATCTCTATTCTAAAAAACGGACGCAAAATAGCTGCTACCGTCGGACAAAAAGGCGGCACATCCGTGCAACGCACGTATGTAGGCATATCGGTAAAGGCGGAGCTCGAGAGTAGAGCAAAGGCAGACCTGCAAAAGTACAAGACGCAGGGTTTCGACGGCTCTGTTACGCTTTTCGGCATACCACGGGTAGAGCACGGAATGAAAGTGCGTGTTGTGAGTGAGTTTTACAAGAATATGGAAGGGACTTTTTATGTGGAAAAGACAGTAAAAAAGTTTAACTCGGGAGGTTACAGGCAAGAGGTAACGCTCGGCGACAAAGCAAATTAATTAATGTTTATAATATGAGCGAATTAGACAAACTCAACGACATAATAAATATCAAGGTAGCCGGCAGCCGACAGGCACAACTTCGTTTTGTCGAATGCAAGTCGGTGCAGTGGGACGACCGCGGGCATCGCACGATGACGGCTGTTGGACTTACCGACGATACGAAGTATCTCGAGGTGATGCTTGGCTTTGGCTATACAGACATCAAGCCAAAACAAGGCAGTGTTTGCCTTATAGGAGTGGTCGAGGGGCAGGAGGCACTGACGTTTCTAATTAACGCCGAGGAGGTAGAACTCGTAGAGGTGAAAGCCGACAAAATAGAGTATAACGATAAGGCAAACGACAGCGGTCTGGCGATAGTGCCGGAGCTACGGCGACAACTCGACATCATGACAAAGCGTATAGACGGTATTATTTCGGCGATAAAAAACGGCATACCGGTAGCTCAAGATGGTGGGACCGCCCTACAAAAATCGATAGCGGCAGCCCTTGACTTGATTAAAGACAAGGAGGATTTCTCTAACATCGAAAACGAACAAATAAAGCATTGAACGGATATGATATATTGGAGTGAACTTTACAAGGAGATAACGGACAGAATAAAGAACAACTTGCCCGACGTGCAATGGGTAGACCTCTGGCACGAGCAGATAAATTACCTGACCGAAGAGCTACCGTTTCCAACGCCTGCAGTATTTGTGGGGTTCGGCACGAGAGAGGCAGACGATGCCGGCACGCTGGTACAGAACCTGACGGTACAGGTAGACCTCCGTCTGTTTTACGAGACTTTCTCGGACACTTACGACGGCTCTGCAAACCAAGACAAGGCACTGGCGTTCCTCGACAGGCTGACAGAGCTACACGCCCTCTTTCACGGCAAGAGCGGACAGTATTTTACCGAGATGCGTCGTATCGATATGAGCCGTGAGGAGAGTGGCGACGCAGGCAACCTGTACCGTATATCGTTCGAGTGCCTGGTAACCGACTACTCGGCACAAGTGCTGTTTACAGAGGCAGATATGAACGGTAGAGAAATAGAGGTAGAGAGAGCCGCCGCTGTAACGCCTCCCGGCGGTAGCAACGATATGTTCGACGCAGAGTAAGAGTATCTAAAAGAGAGAATTCTTGATTTTAAATACTCTTGCTACTCTTCCCTCCAAAAAACACTTTGTGCAAAAAATGTATCTTTGCAGAAAAAAAACACAACTTGTTATTATGAAACCTGAATTAGATTATTGGTTGAAGCTACATATTCTGATATGTATGGTGGAAGAGGTGTACGATTGCGATTATATACCTAAAATAGACTTAATTATTGAAAAATTGAGTAGGTCGATCGAAGATATTAAGTCAATATATAATGTCGAGTCTCATAAAGTAAATGTAAAAAAGGCGATAAAAGAATATAAGTTAAACAAGGGTGAAAAACCAAACCCAACTCAAAAAGACGCCGCCCTTTACCCCTTTACAATAGATATAGAAAAAATAAGGAGAGAAAGGTATGAGCGGATAGTAGAAAATTATGAGCCGTACTGGAATAAGGTATTGGGTTCTTTAAAACAAAAAAAAGCAATAATAAACAGAAAAAAATATCTAATTGAACAAATAGACGCTATTACAATCAAATGTAAAGAGCACTCTTACCTCGAACTAATTGACAGACTGCAGCCGTTTAGAGACAGTCTGGTGCAACAAGTCGAACAAAATATCTGATATTTTTATCCATATATCAAAAACATGTATTACCTTTGCAGTGCTAAATCCACAGAGAGCGGGTAATGTTGCTCTCTAACCGAGGGCTATTATTATGCCCGCAAATGAATATATTATAACGAATTGGCGTTCGTCCTGTGCGGTAGCAGTAATGCCCGCAAATCGCTCTTTGTGGATTTAGCAGCAGGTAACGAACGCTTTCATATTTAATAGTTTTATGCTTAAAAACAAAGAAAAGGCTGGCAGCCTGCTGCCGATGACGGTAACCGAAGGCGTTACCGTAAACGTACTTCCAAGCGAGCAGTACGAGTACCTGATGACTACCAAAGAGGTGGCTAATGGATATGGTATAAGTGAATACACACTTAGATGCCACAAGATGAATCAATCTTCAGAATTAATTGAAGGGAAACACTTTGTAACTGCCGTTGAAATTTTAAACGGCAAAGAACAGGGGGCGTTGAAAATCCCGCACAACTCCACGCTATGGACTAAACGAGGCATTATCCGCCTTGGCTTCTTTATCAAGAGCGAGCGGGCAAAGCTATTCCGCGACTGGGCCGAGGAGCTTATAATACGGCTCGATGAGTGTAGAGAAAATATAGCGGTAATAAAGCCAAATGAACTGCCTGTAGTACACCGCAGGCACAACCGGCTGACGCAAGAGCGTCTGGTAGACATCCTTGCCGACGTATGCAAGATAGACGACAAGGAGCTCCGCTTAAGTATAACCAACAAACTTATGGGAGGCTCGCTATGATACTGGAGTTAAAGGTAAACTACTTCGAGCTACTCGAAGACGGTAAGGTGCGTATGGCGGCTAATGCCGAAGAGTTCAAAGCGATGCTCGACGGCGTAAATCCGCGTATCTACTGCGACTATCTCTGTGAAACTATCTCTAAGCGTAAGGAGGGCAAGGTATGAGTAAGCAGCTAAATGCAGCCGGCAACAGCAACATACAGGTGATAGGCAACTACACCGTAAACCTCTATATCGTCTACAACGGGCTGCCTAAGCGTGAGGCGAGGAGACCGAGAACCGTTAACGATAAAGGAGGCGGCAGATGAATTTAGACAGACTAAGGATGTTTCTCTCGACGACTATAACACCATCGGAGATGTCGAAAGAACTCGACGAACTGATATTCGACTTTATAATAGCGTATGGAGACGATGCAGAAAACCACACGTTGTCGCCGCAAGAGGTATCGGAGCACTGCTTTTGGCTCAAGGAGCTACGAGACATATTTGCAGAAATGTAGTAAACGAAAGCCCCCCCCTCTCCGGAGGGGCTTTTTTTGTCTTTGGCTTAAACTTTGTTTAATAGCTATTTGTCCGGCTGTATGGATTTAAATAAAAGTATTATCTTTGTATTACTTTTTTATGTCAAGTAACATAGTGTATATTATGGCGAATATAATAAATAAGAACGAAGAGGAGACCTTATCTTTTGAAGATTTTAAGAATGAAAATGGGCTTATTTTTTGGTGGGCAAGCGAACTCATGAAAATGTTGGGATATCCGAATATGAAAACGTTTCAACAGGTATTAAATAGAGCCACCAAAGCCTTTGTCTCATTAAATATACCTCACTATGAAAATATAATAGCGGTACGGCGAGTTATGCCGGATGGTAGCGAGATTCAAGACTTTAAGTTAACTCGTTTTGCCTGTTACATAACCGTTATGAATAGCAACCCCAAAAGAGTGGAGGTTGCCAAGGCACAAGCTTATTTTGCCCAACAGACAAGAAAATTTGAGCTGTATATGGAAAACAGCCAAGATATAGATCGTATATTGATACGAGATGAGCTGACAGAGGGGAATAAGTCTTTAGCCTCGACAATAAAACAAGCGGGAGTTGAAAATTATGCAAACTTCATGAACGCGGGTTATTTGGGTATGTACAATATGGAATCTTGGCGATTGGAAAAAAAGCGTGGAGTTGGAAAGAACAAGCTGTTTGACTATATGGGACGTACCGAGTTGGCGGCAAATCTTTTTAGAGTTACTCAAACAGAGGAGAGAATAAAAAGCAAAAACATAAAAGGGCAAAAAAATTTAGAACAGACCCACTATCAGGTAGGGAGAGAAGTTCGGAAAATAGTACAAGATAATGTCGGAAAATCACCTGAACATTTACCTCAAGGAAAACAGTTGCCTGAGATAAAGAAGGAACTGAAGCAAGGGTATAAAAATATGACAAAGGAAGACAGTAATAAAAAAAAGCCCCTCATTTGAGAGGCTTTTTTATGCCTTTTCCCAATAGTCTTCGATGATGGCATGCAGCCGGCTGTCGAGGTCTGCCATCAGGGTTTGGCTCTCGCCCAAGAACTGTCGCTGCGGTATACGGACAGTAGAGCCCTCTTTCATCAGAGCCATACGGCGACAGAACTCAGCCTTAGCCGACAGCTTCGCTCGTGCTGCGGAGCTTTGCCTGGTCTGCCCCGCAAGACGGTAGTATTGCCACCAAAAGTAGCGTTTCATACGAGCCGTTACGGTGATGGTGCCGCCGTTGTTGTGTATCTCGGCGTATTCGAGGTGCGAACCTACGACGATACGCCGTGTGTTCTGTTCGGTGGTGCGTATACTGTTGCGGAGGTTGCTTGTAGCGGTCATGGTGCGGAAGCCTGCCAATGGCGTAAGCGAGGGCTTCCACTCCTCGAATGCTGCGTCGGTGAAGCCTCCTTTGACGAAACTACGCTTAAAGAAATTGACACTCTCTATCGCCGCCATCCGTGCTGTATGGCGGAGTAGTTCTCGGCGGGCAAAGTTGAACGATACTGTCTTGATGAGGTTTGCCATAATGATTAAATGATGAGTTCTATCGGCTCGTCGCTTGCGGCTTCGATGGTGAACGGAATGACGTCGAACTTAGCCTCAATCGGCTTGATGTCGAGTTTCTTTATTACAATATTGTCGATGTCTTTGCTGCCGAATATTTCGCCTTCGACCGATATGCCGTCGCAGATGTTTGCCCACCGTATGAGCTCGGCTACGATGCGATGTGCCTCGGCGGAGGAGTCGGAGCGGTTGCCGAAGGCTATGCCGCTGATGTTAATCTGCCAATCGCCGAGTCCGTACAGCTCTTTGACAGTACCTGTGCCGCCGAGCGTCTGGGTCTCGGTGATGATTTTCTCGCGGCTGAAGTCGACTATACAGGAGTAAGGCAGTACGAAGTCGTTCATGCGTTGCTTTACCACCTGTCCGCGTTCGTTGTAGGTGTTGTAGCTACCGCCTTTGAATTTGACGACACCGAATACCGGCAGGTTGAAGTCGGATACCGCTTCGGCATCGGCTTTGCCGACAAAGTCTACCGACCGAAACGTCGGCTGAGACGGTGCGGGGCGTTCGTGTGCAGGGCGATATACGGCTATACCGAATATCTCGGAGATGATGGCGGCGACCTGTGCCGGAGTGGGATTGTAATTGTTTGCCATTGAAATGATGTTTAAGTAGTGATTAAATAGTTGTACCGTCGAGGAGAGCCTGTATATTGTCTTTGATATCTTCGAGACGTATACCGACACGTCGCAAGGCAATCTTTATCTCTTTGCGTACGGCTACCTTGTCTGCTTTGCCTCGTACCTTTCGGAATAGGTTGCAGCCGACGATAGGGTCGTTTTTACACTCGCCTTGCAGACACGAAAGAGCGAGATATGCGTCTTGCATGAGGGTATCTTCGAGGACTATGCCCCTTGTTATTTTGCCGTCTTCGCCTCGTGCGACGGATATTTTGATGTTGTTTTCCTTGTCGAGTGCTATTTTTTTCATCGTATCGTTTGGTAATTAAAATAAAAGTATTACTTTTGCATATCATTCTTCCTAAGCTCCGGCTGCGGAGGGCTATCAAGACCACAGCAATGTGGTCTTATTTTATTTTAAGGTCTTGCATAAGACTATCGAACTTATTGTCTGCTATATCGGCTCTTGAAATACTCCCGACATTGTCTCCTTTTATTATTATCACCGATTCTATATTGGAGTTTAGAGATCCTTTTAGTTCTCCTCTCAATTTGCTTTTTATTTTATCGGCAATATCGCTTTGATAGTACGCCGTAATATCCAATACCGCATATTTGCATTTTTGAGTATTGCAGTCCCTTAGACGGTTGTTTAAAAACTTTTCTAACTTTCCTTTGCCGTTGTATGTTTTCAAATCTCCAAGTATATTCGTCTTTCCTATACCGAACTCCGCGTTGGTGCCGCCTTTTAGCTTGCCACCATCGGTATGATGCCTTATGTAGATATCTTTGCCCAAGGCGGGAGCAATCTTTTTGGCTGCCTCTATATTATCGACTAAATCGTTGTAGTCGGCAAAGTCGTTGATGTATATCGTGCGTTCGCCTACCTTAATAGTAGCGTTGTATGGTACATATTGCTTAGTTAGCTGTACGGATACGTCAAAGGTTTCCAGCTGTTCCGCATTTAAGCTCTTTGCCACCCGCTTATTGTACGGATGGGTGTCTTTGAAGATACGCTCGCTAAGGGCAGCGTTGCCGGCTATTGTATCGTTGTATTGCGATAGCTTTCTGTCGTTGGGTGGGTCGGTTGTCTGCTCGAGGTAGCATCGGCAGTTGTAGTCGAGTGGCGGCATCACCGTCCACTCATCTACGGGCTTTACTATACCCTCGTTTGCAGCGTGGCTGTCGCGTACGTGACTGTCTTGCATCGTTACGAACCGCAAGTTAGGGTATATGTCGCTATCTTTTCGGAACTGCCCAAACTGGTACGCCGAACTTGCCGAGTTTGCCGCAAACTTCTCTTCGGTCTTTTGCCAGATGTCGCCATACAGAAAGCCTCTCTTTTGAGCCAAACCAAGTAGCTTTTCTTTCGAGATACCGCCTACTTTGAGTGCCTCTATCTCTTTGATAAGCGAAAAGGTCTTAGCTCCCGCAAAGGCGAGCAGGTTCTCGCGGAACTTCCTTGTCGTGGGGTCGGTGTAATATCCTCCCCCCCAGCCTTTTTGGGTGGCAGACGACAGTCCGGTATAGTATTTGAGTACAAGTGCACGGTGTAGCTTCTCGGGCGTGATGTCGCCTCGGTATACCTGCTCTGCTATTTCGTCTATCGAGGGGTCGGAGGCGGCAGCCGAAGGTAGCGTAGCGTACGTTATGGCTTGGGTATTATCTTTTTTTTTTACTTGCTCCTCGCTGTCGTTTTGAAACCCATCACCAAAGAACGACGCGGTCTGCCTGATGGCAGTAACAGGCAGACCTGTACGTGCTCTTATTTCGTCGATGTCGAACTCGTAAGAAGCCGACAGTTTACTTATGGCGTCGATATATCCATTGATATCGAGTGTCTCCTGGTTGTTCCAGACAAGCGTATGTCGTTCGAATTCTCTGTACACGGGGCTTATTTTTACGAGCCTTTGCCGTATTTTGGCATTGAAGATATATCCGAACAGCTGCTTATCTGCTTCGTAACGGTCGGCGGCAACACGCTCCTGCACCTCGGCAGATCCTACGAAAGACTTCTCGTCGGTGGTAGAGGTGCCTCCGAGTACACGCTTGGATATTTCCTTATTGCAGAACTCGTCGATAAGACTGATAAACGTCTGGTGGGCGTTTGTGTCGCTCAGTGAGGGTGTCTCTATCTTCTCGTTGCCTTGCAGAACGGCGAACATATTTTGTCGGAAGTTTTGCCCCATCTCGAAGAGTTCGTCGCGGCGAGCCGTATCCATACGGTCTGTAATAAAGAATATGGGCGGCACTCCGTATTTGTCAATGTAGCTCATCCAGCTACCGAGCGATAGCTTTTTGGCAATAATTGGCATAGCCAGTTGGTGAAACATTCCCAGGTCGAACGAGCCACCTACTTGCAGGTAGTAGCTGCCGAGCGGTTCGTCGACGAAAGATACGCCTTTGGTGTCGTATGGCTCTTTGATGACGATACCTTTTGAGGCAATGAAATTGGACTGCGGTATCTCGGTAACTGTAGCCATCTCCATAGTATCGGGGTCGAGGTCGAACACCTCTATGAGAGTAGTGCCCTGGAAACGGCTCATCAGTACAAGTCTTATGAGCTCTTCGAACCATGGGCGGCGGAGTAGATCGGTCAGTTCTTCGTTTTCGTTGCCGTTGTCGTCGGCTACCATAAAAGACGACCGCTGCACACGAAGGATACGTGTATCGACGACAGACATCAGGTGGCTGTCGAGCATCATAGAGCGATAAAATCGCATCAAGGGTTCTCGGCGAGGATCTTCGGGATTCGTTGCCGTAGCGACAGCTAATCGCCAATCGCGTATCTCTTTTGCCGACAATATGTCGGCAGTACGCTTCCACTCCGCTTTGGATGCCGTGCGGCGGTGGTACTCGGCGAAGATTTCGTTGTTGGTGGCTCGGCCGAAAAAATATCTGTTTAAGTAGTCTTTAAGTGCCATTGAAATATTAATGTTATGTATTTATTCAAAGGTGGAGTCAAAAGTAAAGTCGAATATCTTATCTATGTCTGCGTTATCGTCTTCGCCGGATGTAGCCGGATGTATATTGCCGGCAGAATAGTATTCGGCAATGGGCTGCGAGATTACTTTACCCGTATAAAGTAAGAGCCGTCCTGCAGGTATCTTGTCGGAGATGTCGAACCCGTTCTCCTTGGCTATCTCGTATGCTGCATCTGCAGAGCCTGTAAGGATAAGGGCGATGTCGAGAAACGTCTGTCCCGCTGCTGTAATAATCGTCATCATAAAAAACGCTTAATTATTCGGAGAGCGACAAAAAACAGTCCGGCTATTATCGACGCTACACCCAAATACATCAACACCTTTTGCCACCACGCAAGCCCAATGCTTACCCCAGCGGCTTCCTTTGTATTTATCTGCGACACAAACTCAGCCATTCTCCCAGCTACTATACTATCTAACTGCACAGCAGTAAAGCCGATGTTGTCTTCTCTGTCGGCTATCGTGGCGGTCTCTTTACCTGTAGAGCGGTTTGTCGTTTGTCGGATACTACTTATAAGTCTACCAAGGCTATCGTAACGATGCTCTGTGTAGTCGATATTTTCGTTAAGCCACTCCGCCATAGTCTCGCTCAGTTCGGCTACGGAACGCATAACAAGGTCTATTTTTTGTCTTGTAACTTGTGCCGTACTGTCGACCTGTGTAGACTCTATTTTTGCGACTGTTTCGCTTTTTGCCGCTCTCTTTGCCGTAGTACAACAAACGGCTACTATTGCAATAGTTAATACTGTGATTGATTTAAAAGTTTTCATGCTTTTTTTGTTATGGTTTTAACGTTTTCGAGCCGAGCATTAAGCTCTTCTATTTCTTTGCTCATTTTTTTGTTTTCGGTCGCCAAGCGTTGAACGTCGTACCGTAATTTTGAGTTCTCTAGGCGAAGTGCTGTTATCTCCTCTACAAGTATCTTGTTTTTTTCGACAAGCAGGTCGATGCTCGCCTGCATCTCGTGCAGGAAGTCGTTTTTCGATTTTCTACGACCGGCAAGCCAAGCAATTACACTTGTTATGGGAGCAATGATATATCCAATAAAATTAGTCCAATCGTTCATAATATTACATTTAGGTCAACACGTCCATTAATGCCGTCAACACTATCAGTGACGGAATACTGCCAACAAACAAAGCTACTCCATCCCTTAGGCAGCTTTGGCTTAACTGCAGGATTAAATACAGTAGGGTAACTCGCTATCCATAAAGGTATATGTGTAAGTCCGCCGTTACTGCGATTATTAAGATATGGGGCGTAGGAGTATATCCACATTTTATATCCATGCTCTTTTAGGCGATTTTCAAAAGAGAGTACCCATTTATCGAATGCAGCTCCTTTAAATACTATATTATTAGTATCCTCTATGTCGAGAGCAAGAGGAAAGTCGGCTTTTCCAACCTCTTTCTCGATAGCTCGTACAAAACGGATAAAGGTGTCCGCCTCTGTTTTTGCATCGTTGCCCTTGGCAAAATGATAGAAGCCTATGCTCAGTCCAGCGGCTTTGGCTCCTTTGGCTTGCTCTATGTCCTGTTTTAGGTTGAAGTTGCCAGTTCCTTCAGTCGCCTTGATAAAGACAAATGATATGCCGTGTTTTTTTACGCGGTTGAAGTCGATGTTCTTCTGATAAGCCGATATGTCTATTCCTTTGTTCATAATAAAAATAATTATCCGAGTTCGTTTGTTTTTTTGCGATTGAGAAATACCTGAAAGTCTATGGTCTGCAGATACAACTCTTCATTGTATGCCCGTAGGTTAGAGAAAATGTCATCCATTACGTCTATGTACATACCGAGCGTTATTCTGTTTGTCTTATCGCTATCGCTGAGGGCTTTGTTCTGCTTGGAAATATCGTCGGACAAACGACTTGCCTCACGCCGTAGCTCAAGTTCGGCGTCCTTATCGTCCGATGCGATGGCATCGTTTATCTGCTGCTCAACTGTCAGTTTACGTTCAGACAATATAGCTATTATCTGCTTAATATTATGAGCAGTATTGCTTACAGTTGATTGTCTTGCTCGACGAAGTTCTCGCCACCCTCCCTTGCTTGCCCAAGCTGATAGGGTGGTTTCGGAGACTCCGAGCAGTGCGGATGTCTCTTTTTGGGTCATTCCCTGCTCGACAATATATTGGTATGCCGAGTGCTGAAGCTTTTGATATTCTTTTTTCGTTGTTTTTGCCATAAATAGTGTGATTACAGTGGCGTTTGAGGCAAAGCCTCAAACATAACGCCGTTTTTTTCGAAAGGCAAAGTTCGCTCGTTAGGCGTGTCTGTACAAATAATGTTATATGCCTTATAGTTAATAATGTAACTGTTGCTTTTTTATTTTTTCGAGTGTGCGGGACGCTCTAACTTTGCAAACAAAAATCGAAGGCAAAATGTCAGATAGTAATATACCGTTTCAAATAACGGCAACAAAACAAGAGGGAAAGGCAGTCATCCGCATTGTGGGAGAGATTGGCTGGACAACGAATGCTGAAGAGTTTCGCTCTCAGGTAGACCGCCTTATAGCGGAGGGTGTAGAAGACGTACACGTGTATATCAATTCCCCCGGCGGAAGTTGTTTCGATGCCGCGGAAATAGTAAACATACTTTCAAAATTCGAAGGCAAAGTCACGGGTGAGGGCGGTGCTTTAGTGGCAAGTGCTGCTACATATATCGCCGTTCATTGTAGCGATTTTACTATGCCCGAAAACGGTATGTTTATGGTTCACAAGCCAAGCGGTGGCGTATATGGCACTGCCGACGAAATAGAAAGCTATCTATCGCTACTCAAGGCTATCGACGGAGAGTACTACAGCAGCTACTCGAAGATAGCAAAAGATAAGGCTACTCTGGACAAACACTGGGGAGTATCGGACTATTGGATGACCGCAAAGAAGGCAAAAGAACAGGGCTTTGTGTCGAAGGTTACTCCTAAAATCACTCTCGGCAAGGATGCCGATGCCATACGAGCTATGATGGAGGGCAAAGGAAAAGAACTTAACAATACTAATAATATTAACAAAAATATCAAACAGATGGACGTAAAAGTAATTGCTGTTACTCTTGGACTGTCGGCTGATGCCACAGAAGAACAAGTCGGCGCAAAGATTGCGGAAAACGCACGCAAGGCTGCCGAACTCGATGCTCTGAAAAAGGAGTTGGAGGCAGAGAGAAAGAGTGAGAAGGAGGCTTCGGTGAAAGCCTTGTTGGAAAAAGCCATCGCCGACAAACGTATCACAGCAGATACGAGTGCGGCTTGGCAAAAGATGCTCGAAGATAATTTCGAGGCGGCAAAAGCAGCTATCGAGGCAATAAAGCCTATCGAAAAGCTATCTTCACAGGTTGCCATCTCAAAAGATGGTGGTAAGGCTACTTACAACGGCAAAACGTTTGCCGAGCTGCAGGATACCGACCCTGAAATGTTGGAAGAACTCGAACGCAAAGATCCCGAAGCGTTCGCAGAATTGTTTAACGCTCAGTACAAAAAAGGAGGCAAATAATGGGACAGACTACAACGGGACTATTTTTGCAACAGTATGTTGCTCCGCAACTCTTGGAGGAGTTCAAGAACTATAAAGACGATTTCATCGGTACACTTAAAGGAGCTCCGGCAAGTGCCATCACCGCCGATGGTATCAGGTTTAACCGCTTGGTAAACAATGTCGGCTTCTATGTGAACAATTCGACTAACTTCACTCCGACGACAATGAACGGAGAGAAGGTGTTTGTGGAATGGGAAAAATACGACACGTCGCCTACCCAGGTAACGGACGCAGAGGTACGCTCGTTGGCTTTCGACAAGAGAGCCGAAGTGAGGATAAAACACTCACAAGCGATGAAAATCGGTATCCGCAATCACGTAATGTGGAAGCTGGCTCCAGAGGACAGTACTAAAGCCGGTATGCCAGTGATGAGAACTACAGGCGAAACGGTCGGAACACGCAAACGATTGACGTTCCGAGATGCGGTGTCGTATCTGGAGATGGTAAAGGCACTCAACCTTCCTATCGAGGATGAACTGTATATGATATTGTGCCGTGAGCACGTAAGTGACCTCATAGTAGACAGGGATTCCGCTAAGTTTTTTGCAGATAGCCGTATCTTCTTCGACTCTACTACGGGTAGAGTTCGCTCTATCTTAGGCTTTAAGTTCTTCGAAAACAACTCGGCGGTAGCCTACGACCAGACAGGCAACAAGAAGCCCGAGGGTTCGGTGCTTACTGCTACCGATAGGAACGCCTCTTTGTTTTATTACGGTCCCAATACGGTATATCATCTCAATGAGGTGAAAGTGCTGTATAAGCCGGAGACGATAGATACTCGCTCGGCAGACCCGACTTCGGAATTTCGTCTTCAGACCTATGGTCTGGTAGACAGAATATTGGACTATGGAGTAGGAGCTATTGTAAGCGGTATCGCTTAATTGTATAATTAAATAAAATCCAACAATATGGCAAAGACAACTAACAACAATGTCGGCACCGTTCCGGCGTATCAACATCCACGAAGTGTGGTCTCGCCACGTTGCCAAAGGGTAGAACAACCAAGCAAAAAAGGAGAAAAGCGATGAAAAAAGAAGAAATGAAAGAGGTAGCCATAGACGTGTTCGAGCGTATCGACGGAGTGGAGAAGGTTTTTGTAACCTCAGACGGACAAGCATTCGTCGACGAGCACTACGCTAAGTCGCACGCCCTACGCAACAGAGATGGGAAAGAGCTTTCGATGGAGACATTTCTGAAATCGGAGGTATGCGGTTCGGGCACGGATGAAGGTAAACCGGGTAAAGGCAATTCGGGCAAAAATAACAAGCCCGAAAAGTAACAATCGAGAGGCGACTTATTAATCACGAATAGTACGATAGTAGGAGCAAAGAAAAAGACCAACAGTGCGTAACGGATTACGGATTATGGGTCGCCCCTTTAAAAGACAAAAGGACATGGGATTTAATTCAATTAAAATAAACAAATTGGACGGCTCGCTCGGCGGAGGACAAGCCACCGACAGAATAGCCGTAATGGTTTTGGGCTGTGGAGCCATAGGCTCTACTTTGGCAATAGGCAAGGCGTACAAGCTATTGCAATTATCGGACGCCGAGGCGTTGGGTATAACCGAGAGTAGAGATGCCGCAGAGGGCAGGCTCGACTATTATCATTTGTCGGAAGCATTTCGCTTGTCGCCAGATAGCCAGGTGTGGGTAACGGCGGTAGCTGGCACGGCAAAAGTATCGGACTTAAAGAATGACGCCAACCTTATAGCCGCTATTCGCTCGATAGATGGCGTAAATACTATCGCTGTTGCAGGTTTAACAAAAGACACCGATGTGACGGCGGCAGTAACGGGAGCACAGCTACTTGTAGACAGGCTCAAAGACGACCATATATACATAGACGCCATATTGCTCGAAGGTGTGGGTGACTACATATCGGAGGCAATATCTACGTGGACGGACTTGCGACCGCTTGCCTCGCCTAATGTATCGGTAATAATAGGCAGAGATACAAAGGTAGCGGCATCGAACGCCGCATACGCCAAACACGCGGCCGTGGGCTCGGCTCTCGGTATGTTGCTTGTGCGTGCCGTGCACGAAAATCTCGGTTCGGTGGATATAGAAACTAAACCGTCGGCGTCGCGTGGACAGCAGGATTACCCTCTGTCTGACGTAAAGAGAGGTCTATTTATGGACGCTTCCCTTAGTAACGGGATCGCATACAACAAGCTGTCGGTAGCCGACCAAAGGCAAATCGACCAATTTGGTTACATATACATAGGGGCGTTCGACGGGTACGCCGGATATTACTTCAGCAACTCGCATACTGCCGAGAAATCGTACAGCGACTACTGCTTCATAGAACGTAATGCCGTATGGAATAAGGCAGCACGTATCATCCGTAAGACGCTTATACCGCGTATACGCTCTAAGGTAGAAGCCAACCCTGCGACGGGATATATCAAGGGCACCACGATAGACAGCTGGAAAAGACGCTGCCTGCGTGCACTGGAGCCTATGGTGGTGGCAGGGAACTGTGCCTCGGTAGACGTACAGATAGACGAGAAACAGGCAGCCGTATCAAGCGTTCCGTTCAAGATTGGTGTGCGGATAGTAGCGGACGGAGTAGTTCACGAATTTGAGGTGGACTTGGGTTTCACAAATAAAATTTAAACGACATGGCAACGATAATTAATCGATTTGGAAAGGTAGCAGGATGGAACTCTATCACGGTAAACCTGCTCGGACGTGATGTGGAAGGTATCACGGAGATTGAATACAGCGACTCGCTCGAGAAGGAGAATATTCGTGGTGCAGGGGCTTACCCTGTCGGTCGTGGAGAGGGCAACTATGAGGCGAAAGCATCTATTACCCTGCAACACGAGGAGGCAGTAGCTCTCAAAGCATCGCTTGGAGCAGGTAGAACGCTTACGGATATAGCTCCGTTTGACATAGTGGTACGGTACGAGTACGACAACTTTGTATACAAAGATGTCATTTGCAATTGTGAGTTCACGGGCAATGCCCGCTCTGTAAAGCAAGGCGATCAATCGATATCGAACAAGTATGACCTCATAGTGTCGCACATCGAGTGGAACGCTCAATAACTTAGTGAATAATAACAATAAATTAATAATCAATTAAAAGCAATGAAGAAATTTTTAGGAAGATTTTTGACAGTGTTGCTTCTCTTTGTAGGGGCAATGGTTTGCGTTGCAAACGCAACAGGTTTAACGGACTTGTCTTTTGCCGATACGGGAGGACAGTACACTATCGTCTCGACGGCAATGGCAGGTATAGCCATTCCCGCATTCGACATCGGTCGTCTGAAAGCGGTGAGTCGAGAGGCGTTCGCCGAGTTACAAGCGAAATACAAACATCTTTATGTGATAGATGTTGTGGTGGACAAGGGCGAGGCGTATCAATTCATACTCCGACGACCGACAAGAGACATTATAATGGCACTGGGAGACACAAACGATGCAACCAAGAGGAGCGATATGATAATAAAGAACCTCGTAGTTGCGGGTAACGAGGACAACGTATTGGACGACGGAGTGGTGTTTAGTGCTTTTATGAGTAGGTCCGCCGAAATACTCAACGATGCTCAACATTTTTTATTCAAGGCATAGAGGAGGCAGAGCCTGACGGCTTTGTCCGTCAGGTAAATGCATTGCTCAGAGCAAGCTATCCTAATATAAACATAGACGAGCTTAGCGACGACCGATGGGTCTCGCTCTATGCGGAATGGAAATACTGTGAACGACAGAAATACGAGATACTCGTAGAAGCACAAAAAGAGGCACTCTCATTTATCCTTAACGAACTATTTAAACGACAATAACAGAAAGGTGGCAACACAAAAGCAGCGAGATAGACAGAAAGCTGAGCTATACCTCAAAAAACTGGAGGTAGCTCGCCAGTCGACCTCCGTCAATCCGTTCGAGACACGAGAGGAGACGGAGGCTCGCATTGCCCGTGCACGGGAAGATGTCGCCTATATGGTAAAGACATATTTTCCAAAGTATGCCGAAGTAGAGAGTGCCCCTTTTCAGATTGATTTTGCAAGTGCGGTAGCCAATGATCCCCTATTCAAGGGCTTTGCCGAGTGGGGGCGAGGTTTGGCTAAATCGGTATGGTGTAATATCTTTATACCAATATGGCTGTGGATGCGAGGCGAGGATGTGTTTATGTGTCTTATGTCCGATAGCGAGGACAGGGCAGATGAACTCCTTGCCGACGTCCAGGCAGAACTTGACGGGAATCCGCTGATAGTACATGATTTTGGTAGCCAGAAGGCAGAGGGCGATTGGGAGGTTGGTAATTTCAAGACGATAGACCATCGCTTTATTGGTATGGCTTTCGGTGTAAAACAAAAGGTCAGAGGGCTCAGGGTACGGCAACGCCGTCCTAATCTTTGGGTAATAGACGACCTGGAGACGCCCGACACCATATCGAACCCCAAACGTATGTCTCGACAGGCAAGGCACATAGAGGCTGACGTAATGGGAACTATGGTCGCCGACAGACGACGAATTCTGTATGCAAACAACAGGTTTGCGAGGGTAATGACGCAGACTATGTTGCAGGAACGACACCCGGAGTGGAAAGTATTCCAGGTAAAGGCATATAACAAGGTGACGTATGAGCCCGCTTGGAAGGCTCGTTACGATGCAGGATTCTATCGGCAACAAGAAAAAGATATGGGCATAGTAGCCGCTTATGCGGAGTATAACCACGAGCATAAGATAGAGGGTAAAATATTCTCAGAGGAGCAGATACAATGGACGGATTTGCCCGATTTGACAGAATTTAAGATGATAGTTGCACATTGGGATATTGCCTATGCAGGCAACGAGACATCGGACTATAACGCTATAAAGGTATGGGGACTGAAGGACAGGAACTTTTTTCTGATTGATTGCTACGTAAAACAGAGCAAAATGCTTCCTGCGGTAATGTGGCTTGCCGACTTCAAGAAGTCGCTGCCCGAAGGTGTAAATTTTATAGCTCAATACGAGAGCCAGTTTTGGAACGGTGAAGTACAACGTAGTATCGACGACGCAGAGGAGACGGCGGGCATCTACCTAAATCTTATGAAGTGTCAGACGCCGAAGACTAACAAGCTGGGTAGGATGATAACCATGCAGCCTTATTATCAAAACAGCCGTATATATTACAACGCCAAGCTCAAATCTCATAACGACACACAGGTGGGCATAATACAGCTATGTGCCGTCGAGGAGGGCAGCACAGAACACGACGACTCTCCCGATGCAGACCAGCAGGCTTTGGCAGTGCTCGACAAATACGATACGCCGGTAAAAAAGGTATCGGGAGAAAAGAGCTGGCGTGTGGGAAAATTCACTCATAAATATGAGTGGTAAATAAGGCTTTATTATGAGATACATAGAGAGAGAAGACCTGACGGCAGTGATACAAGGCAGACTATTGGACGAGAGTATAGCCGAAGCCCCTGTCGATATATTAGACAAGCTGGAACACAGTACAATAGTATTTGTGTGGTCGTATATATCGGGACGGTACGACTGTCCTAAGATATTCGGCAGCCCTGTACTAAGACACGAGTTGCTTGTGCAGGTAATGTCTATGATAGTGTGTTATCGTGCGGTAAGACGTAATGCGGCACGTAAGGTACCGGACGACTATTTGGCTCTCTATCGTGAAGCTCTCGAGATATTAGCTAATATACAGAAAGGTAGTCAACGACTCAACGGACTGCCCGAGATAACGGGTGAAAACGGTACGAGCGGAAGCCTGATGTATGGAAGTAACCGCAATCCCGACTTCTTTATTTAGAGGATTTGTGAAAGGGTCTTACGAAAAGCTCCGTAAACAGATAATGAGCCGTCGATAGTGTGGCTAAAATAATGTATATAATCAACGGAACGCTTATAGCCCCGATGATTACCATAAGAACGATTTCGAAAATAGTAGGCTTCATAGTAGTATTATTTTGAGGCAAAGGTACAAAATTAATTTTTGAATACAACAACAGATGTCGAGTAAAGTAACGCAATGGGTTTTGGAGTTTGTCGACAAGATAAGCTCTCCGATGAAACAGGTCGACGGTAGCGTAAAAAAAGCTACCGAAGGGGCAACTAAGTTCGGCGACTGTCTCAGGCGTATCAACGCCATTAACTGGCAGGCAACACGCATGGGAGTAGAAGCCCTCAAAAGTGGCTTCGGAGAGATGTCGCAGGTGGGAGCCAACTTCGATGCGTCGATGCGACAGGTGTCGGCAATCACAGGCGTTACGGGAAAAGAACTCGATAAGCTCGGCGACCAGGCTCGGCAGTTAGCTAAGGAGTTCGGCAGCTCGGCAACGAGCAATATGGAGGTATTCCAGACAGTTCTCTCGCGATTGGGACCGCAGATAGGCGATAACGCTACCGCCCTTGGCAATATGGGTAAATATGCCAATACTCTTTCTAAGACGATGGGAGGAGATGTTACAGGTGCAGTAGATGCACTGACGACATCGTTGTTACAGTTCCAGGTAGACCTGAATGATCCTATCGCCGCCGCAAAAGAGATGGAGAATATGATGAACGTAATAGCCGCAGGAGCCAAGTATGGAGCAGCAGAAGTGCCGCAGATAAGTGCAGCTATCGAGCAGGCGGGCGTAGCCGCTAACCTTGCGGGCGCGAGCTTTGCCGAAGCCAACGCAGCTACTCAGGCGATGGCA